AACATTGGCTGAAGAAATGCCGATGGAAGACAAAGTAAAGGAGATTGTGATGCCTATCATTGAAGAAATCAAGGCTGAACTTTCTGCTATCCGTGAAGAAATGGGTGCTTACAAAGAGAAGATGAGTGCCGTAGAGGAGGAGAACGCTAACTTGAAAACCGAGTTGTCCTCACAATCTGCCGCTAAACCTATCAAGCACAACCCCGAAAACGCTCCCAAAGCAGAAGTTAAGTTGGCATCACGCCGCCCCCAAACTTCTTTTGACCGAGTGTTAGCAAAAATGAATAAATAAAAAACCAAAATAGAAAATGGCCACGACCACTTCAATCACTACTACTTACGCTGGCGAATTTGCGGGTAAGTACATCGCTGCTGCTCTTTTGAGCGCAGACACCCTTGACAAGGGTCTTGTTGAAATCAAGCCTAATGTCAAATTCAAAGAGGTTATCAAAAAAGTTGCTACTGGTGACTTGGTTGCTAACGCCTCTTGTGACTTCTCTGCATCTTCTTCTTTGACTTTGACGGAGCGCATCTTGCAACCCGAAGAATTCCAAGTGAACTTGCAGTTGTGCAAAAAGGACTTCCGTTCTGACTGGGAAGCCGTACAAATGGGTTACTCCGTTTATGACAACCTTCCCGCTTCTTTCTCCGACTTCTTGATCGGACACATTGCTGCTAAAGTTGCTCAAAAGACCGAGCAAACTATCTGGGGTGGTGTTAACGCTACTGCGGGAGAGTTTGACGGCTTCGTTACTTTGATGACTGCCGATGGTGATGTTAACGATGTAGTTGGTACTTCAGTTACTGCTGCGAATGTTATCACCGAGCTTGGTAAGGTAGCCGATGCTATCCCCAACGCTTTGTATGGTAAGGAAGACTTGACCATCTATGTTCCTCAAAATGTTGCTCGTGCTTATGTACGCGCTTTGGGTGGATTCGGTGCTTCTGGTCTTGGTGCTGCGGGTACCGACAACAAAGGAACTCAATGGTTCGGTGGTGAGCCTTTGTACTTTGACGGAATCCGTGTTGCTATGGTTTCTGGTCTTGCTTCCAACAAGATGGTTGCTGCTCAATCTTCTAACCTTTACTTCGGTACTGGCTTGTTGAGCGATCACAACGAGGTTAAGTTGTTGGATATGGGCGATTTGGACGGAAGCCAGAATGTACGCGTGATTATGCGCTACACGGCTGGTGTTCAATATGGTATCGGTTCTGACATCGTATTGTACTCTTAATTAACCGCAGTTGACTAACTCAAAGGGGGCTTGGGCGTTGCCCTTGCCCCTTTTTTAATACCAAAAAACAAAATGGCTTGTGATTTAACAACTGGACGGTCAGTCCCTTGTAAAGATGTGGTAGGCGGCATCAAGTCGGTCTACTTCTCCAACTACGGAGAGTTAGGTGCTATCACCTACGATGTAACAAACACCGATGCTATTGATTCATTTGGTGGAACACCCGATGCTTATCAATACGATGTAAAAGGAAACTCCTCTTTCACGCAGAATGTAAACTCATCACGCGAGAACGGAACGACTTTCTTTGAGCAAGTATTGGAGCTGACCTTCACCAAGTTAGATAAGGCTTCCCACAAAGAATTGAAATTGATGGCTTATGGCCGCCCTCACATTTTTGTAGAGGACTATAATGGTAATATCTTTGTGATGGGATTGCTTCACGGAGCAGAGGTGACTGGAGGAACGATTGTAACTGGAGCAGCGATGGGTGACTTGAGCGGTTATACCCTTACTTTGACTGCCCAAGAGCAAGTTCCCGCCAACTTCATTGACAACACTTTGAGTGGTGCGGGAGTTGTGGTTTCTGCTACGCAGATCAATCCTTAATAGGTGTGTTAAACGGAGGGGGGCTTATGCCCCCTTCTAACCCTTTAGAAAAATGCAAAACATCCTAAACAAACTACATAAGTTCACCTCTGCCCAAGAGCCAATGAAGGTTGAATTGGCCGCATCGGATAATTTGAAATACGCAAAAGGAGTTGAGATGTTTGGAAAAAACATTGATATTTCTATTGACCAATTAGAAAAAGCGTTTCGTGCATTAAGAGTAGATTCCGAGAACTTGATGTCGGATATGCGAGTAATGTCTAAAGGTATTTCCGAAGTAGAGGCTGCTGCTAAAGACTTGGGCATTAACCCAAATGAGGTGAAGGGCTATAAAGAAGCGATTGATGCTTTACAATATGGAGAGAGTCAATTAAATAAGGCTAAAAAATTCCTATAATGAAACCCATTCAACGAATCTTTAATATCCTCGCTTCTCAAGAGCCTCGTAAGGTTGAGTTTGGGTTGTCGCAAGATGTTGACTCATTAGCGGGTCAAGGATTTGGTGATGCATCAACGGCATTGTCAAAACTGCGTAGAGCAAAGCAACTTGCTGATAAGATTTTTTCTCTAAAGGATGATTTAGCACCACTACTCAAAGAGGCTCAATCTATCCGTGCTGAAGCAGCAATGAATGAAATTGAAGGATTCCTTTCTGATGTAGAGAAAATCAAATCAAAAGTATCCGCAGCAACTAAAGAATTGGGAGTTGATTCTTCACAGATTAAGTATTACGACCAACTCATTAAAAATGCTATGGCTATTGAAAATGGGTACAAGGAAGTTAAAGGAATTGACAAAGACCTCAATAAAGAAATAAACCGATAAAATGAAACCCGAACAATCCGTATATAATAAACTCCACAAGTTCTCCGCTAAAGAAGAACCGATGAAGGTGGAGTTGGGTATTGCAGAAGAACTTGCATCTTATATTGCTTTAGCAAATAAGGTTGAGCAGATGGGCAAGGACTTATATGCCAAAGAATCAAAGGCAACGCAACTTCTCAAAGAGGCAAATAAATTGCTTGAACCATTAGGAAACTTCGTTGAAACGCAAGTTGAATCAGCGTTGAAAGACCTTGAGCGTGCGGGACTTCAAAGTAGTGATGCATATAAGGAATTAAAAAGTTCTTATGATTATACAAGTCGTGCAAACGCAACCGTGAAGCGAATGTCAAGAAATGTGGCTTCAGCAATAAACTAAACAACAAAAGGTTAAGTTGTTAAACAGAGAGGGGGCATTGGCCCCCTTCTTTTTGGAATAAACTTTCACTTTGGAGTTATTTAGGTACGATGCACATCTTACAAGTATCCGAATCCTCTCAATCCATTGTGATTATCCCACGCTCCTTCCCAGCGAGTGTGACTTTGCAGTTGATTGATGAATCTAAAAACACTACGGCAACGCCTTCGGTTAGCGTAGCCTCCTCAAATGGTTTTATGACCCTTACGGGAACTTTCTCCCTTGTCAACAACCGATTCTATACCTTAAAGGTTTTGGATGGCTCTACGCTCATTTATAGGGATAGGGTATTCGTAACTTCACAAACCGAATTTGACAAGTTCACGGTGAACCAAAACATCTATACGGAGGAGGAATCCTACAACAATGAATTTATCTTGTTATGAGTAACATCCGATTTGTAAACCTATCCAACTACACCACTCCCGAAGTCAAAGAGTATCGGGACAAGGATTGGGTTGCCTATGGCGAATCAAACAACTACTTCCAGTATCTGATTGACCGATACAACGGAAGCGCAACAAACAACGCCATCATCAACGGCATCTCCGAACTCATCTACGGAAAGGGATTGGATGCTACGGATTCCTCACGGAAGCCAGATGAGTATGCTCAAATGAAATCTTTGTTCTCAAAGGATTGTTTGCGTAAGGTAACGGCAGACCTCAAGATGATGGGTCAATGTGCCTTCCAAGTCATCTACTCCAAAGACCACTCTCGTGTAACGGAGGTATTCCATATGCCTATTGAGAGCCTCCGAGCCGAGAAGTGCAACGAAGAAGGAGATATTGAAGCCTACTACTACGCAAAGGATTGGAGTGCCGTAAAAGACAAGAAAGAAACCCCTATGCGTATTCCCGCCTTTGGGTATAGCAACGAGGGTATTGAGATTCTATACATCCGTCCCTATCGTGCGGGATTCTACTACTACTCACCCGTTGACTATCAAGGAGGCTTACAATATGCCGAGTTGGAGGAGGAAGTAGCAAACTACCACCTCAACAACATCAAGAACGGAATGAGTCCTTCTATGTTGATCAATTTTAACAATGGAGTTCCAACGGAGGAGGAGCGTTATATGATTGAGAGCCGTATCGGTGAGAAGTTTAGCGGTACGAGCAATGCGGGTAAGTTCATCCTTGCCTTCAACGACAACAAGGAGATGTCCGCTACGATTGAACCCGTACAACTGTCCGATGCTTCTGACCAGTACCAATTCTTGGCTGATGAGGCAATGCGTAAGTTGATGGTTGCTCACCGCGTTACCTCTCCGATGCTCTTGGGTATTAAAGACCAAAGTGGACTGGGAAACAATGCGGAGGAATTAAAGACCGCCTCTACCCTTTTTGACAACACTATCATTCGCCCCTTCCAAGAGATGATTTTGGATGGTGTGGATAAGATCCTTGCTTTTAACGACATTTCACTCAACTTGTACTTCAAGACCCTTCAGCCTTTGGAGTTCCAAGAGGATGTTGTTGTAGACCAAGAAACACAAGAGGAAGAAACGGGTGTTAAGCTATCAAGCCAAGAACCAACGGATGAATATCTTGATAGTGCCTTTAATGAGTTAGAGGCTCTTGGTGAGGTCATTGATGAGAGCGAATGGGAGTTGGTAGAGGAAGCCCCCGTAGATTACGATGCAGAGGCGCAGATGGAGAAATTCTTTGCTTTCGCTTCTACGGGGACTGCTTTCCCTAACGCCAAGTCAACACAAGATGGAGTCACTCCTTTTGGAAGACCCTACAAGGTTCGTTATGGCTATGCCCCCGAACAAGCGGGAAGCAACTCACGAGAGTTCTGCAAGAAGATGGTATCTGCAAAGAAGGTCTATCGTAAGGAGGATATTCTTGAGATGGGCAATAAAGCCGTCAATGCGGGATTCGGAAAAGGCGGCGCAGCCACCTATGACATTTGGTTGTATAAGGGAGGCGCACGATGCCACCACTTCTGGATGCGTAAGGTATTTATGGCTAAAGAGGGTTCAGCCGATGTAGATGCAAAATCTCCAAACGCAGAAACGGGCGTAGCAAATGCAAAAAGAGCGGGAGCGAAGATTCAAACTAATCCAAGAGATGTGTCTACCAAGCCAAAGGATATGGATTATAGCGGTTTCACTCCCGAATATGCCCAACAACACGGAATACCTAAATAAACAATGGCAACGGCTCTATTTATCAAGCGAGAAGACCTTGTGCGTAGCACCGCACTTGGAGGCAATGTAGATACCGATAAATTCATTCAATGGATTAAGGTGGCTCAAGAGATTCATATCCAAAACTACTTGGGTACGGACTTGTACAATAAGATTTCTTCGGACATCATTGCAAGTACTCTTTCTGGCAACTACCTAACATTGGTAAACACCTACATCCAACCTATGCTCATCCACTTTGCGATGATGGAGTATTTACCCTTTGCAGCTTATACGATTGCCAACGGAGGTGTATTCAAGCACAATAGCGAGAACTCTACGGGAGTGGAGAAGGGTGAGGTTGACTATTTGGTGGAGAAGGAGCGCAAGATTGCGGAATACTACACTCAAAGGTTTGTGGACTATATGTCCTTCAATCAAGATTTGTTTCCAGAGTACAACTCAAACACGAACAATGACATCTACCCCGACAAAGACATCCAAAGAAGTGGCTGGGTATTGTAAGCGCACCTACAAGCCGAAGAAGGAAAATCAAAGAAAGTTAGAGTTATTTCTAAAAGAGAATAAAAATGTATAATGGTTGGGGAAGTATTTATTGGGACTCAAGCGTTGGCGATACGGCGGCGTGGGGATTGTATTTGCAGAGTCCTCCGAATGTTGGTGTTGCAGACCAACCGCTTGTTGATGAGTTTACGACTAACTACATTGTTGGAGGAGAGGCGTTATGTCTTGCCCCTAACTTTGATAACTACACAAGCGAGATGGGAGCAATAAGCGGAATTACAAGCCCCTCCAACGGCTCTGCCGAGTTCAACGGAACGAGTGACTATATTCAGTTGAATGACCCGTTCAGCCTTACGAACCACACCATTGCGGCGTGGGTTTATGCTGAAGATGATTCGCTTACCGATACTATTTTTGATGCAAGAGACGGAAACGATGACGGGTTTAGAATGGTGCAATTAAACGATGTTCTTTATTACAATATGGCCGCTGGTGATTTGACGGCAAGCGTAAGCGAAAACAATTGGTATTTTGCAGTGGGTACTTACGACGGCACTACGCAAAAATTATATGTTGACGGCTCACTAATTTCAAGCCAAGCGATAAGCACAACGATAAGCACCACAACGGACGCAAGAATTGGCGCACGTTCTCACACTTCGCCAGAATCTTATTGGGAAGGCAACCTCGCCAATGTAGCCATTTGGAACCGCGCCCTCACCTCCGATGAAATCAATTCGGTGATGTGGAAGCAATACGAAGAAATCTCTACCTCTGAAAGAAACGGACTACAAGCGTGGTATTCATTGGATTCCGTTGACTCTTTTGATTGGTACACCTACGCCCAAAATCAAGGGGCGGTCATTGAAGGAAGAACTTGCGTAGATAACGCACTAAACGCACTCGCACAATTATGAGTTTACTAAATGATGCCTCGTTGAT